CTAATACTTGCTTTAGAAAATCCAGTCGGGCCAAGGAACTCAATTGCAGCATCATTGGCATTGCCGGTGCTTGTTCCGACCAACAATGATATTGGATGTAGTAGTTCACAAAAGTAGTTGGTAAATGCAGTAAATTCAATGTCACTCGGTGCCGCCATGGTGATTGGAAATGGAGTACCTTGAGCCACCTGCGCAGCAAAAATAGTAAGAGGGCTGTCAATCCCAAATTTTTCTGCAATTTGAGAAACAATATCTTTGGGACTTAGATTGCTTGATTGTGTTAATATATCCTGTGGCATCAACCCAGCTTGGCTTTTTGCAGCCACCTTGCTATTATACCTATATCCTGGAATACCAGTTTGATTGCTCCAGGAGTTTTGAGAAGGATCTGGGTTAATAGAACGAAATGGTTTGATATAGCTTTGCAATTGACCATCTGGCGTGTTAAATGTAGCTACGCCAAATGCTAAATCGTTGCTTTTAAAATTGCCAATAACATCCACTTGATTATTTTTCAATGATTTTGTTATTTTTTGCACGTCTACTGCTACTTCAGTTGGACTATTGTATTGTCCTCCTTTACTTGGATAAAATTTTACATCTTGCAAGAAAATTTTATCATTGGGATTAGTTGTACTTACAAATTCTTCTCCGGCAGTTCGGGCACCAAGCCCTCGACTTTCAAATAGAGTGTGTTCGATAATATCTAAGAATTTGCGCATATTGCCCCAACAGTAAAGTATCAATTACTTATCAGAATTCTATCAGAGTTAGATCTTGAACAGTTTAAGAAAACGTGCGATCTTATCAGTAACACTGGCCCAATCACCACGTCGGGGTTGCCGGAATAACTTGGCAGAGGGATACCACGGGCTACTGTCACGATCCAACAGCCAACGCCAATCCACAGCAAATTGACTAAGCATGATCCAGGTAGGACGGCCCAATGCCCCAGACAAGTGTGCAATGGCAGTATCCACAGACAGCACCACATCTAAATTTGTAATCAAGGCAGCAGTATCTGCAAAGTTTTGTATAGCGCCGGGATACAACTCAACACCCGCAGCAGCCAATGCTTGTGTTTCTTCTGCGGTTGCATCAACTTGTAAACTGACCCATTGATATTCGGGATTCTTCAGAATCAAGTTTAGCATATCCACAAATGGCATGCCCTTGTGTCGATTAAGCCAGGCATCTCGCCGGCCACTCCAGGAAAATCCCACACGTAATTTTGTTCTGGTGCCTAGTCGAGTATTCCATTCCTGCACCGTTAGCGCGTCGGCACTAAGATAGCTGAGATTCTGTGGTAAATTATCCAGTGTTGCTCCGATCACGCGAGCAATGCTCATGATAGGAACCCAGTAATCAAACTCACCGGGCTTGTCAAGATATCCTATGGTTTTAGATATTATGTTACCAGGTTTTAATAATGGACGCAATCCATCTGTGACTTGCAATGTAATTTTACAACCTAACGAGCGAAGATGGAACAAGAAACGAGAATGTTGTATGATGTCACCGTGACCTTGTTCCCCCACCACCAGTAGGGTTTTATCTTTAAGATCTTGGCCTTCCCACCGTGGTTGTGAGTGTTGTGGCAAACTACCGGCTAGGTGTTCGTATTTCCATCGTGCTTCGTAGCCTGCCCATCCTTCTTTGTAATTGCCTAACAGCAAGTGTGAAATAGCAAGGTTCATTTTAAATGTTACGTTGTTGGGATCAAGCAAGATAGCATGTTGTAAAAATGGTATGCTTCTTGCAGGATATCCTACTTCTCGCAGCACATTGCCATAGTTATTAAATGCAGCAGCAGATTCTGGATCTGACACAAATGCCCAAGCATAGCAAGCCAATGCTTCTTCTGGCTTGGTTAGTTCACGCAATTGATTCCCTTGTTCTATTAATTCACCGGAGGTTAAGTTCATACCCTATTTAATTCCGTGTACCGTTGGGTGTAAAATAATGTATTTGCATAAATAATCCATACAGGGCAATAATGCTCTTTATGCAGTTTCCATACTGCGTAGGCCTAGAACGCCAACTTACATTAAGGAGCAAACAAAATGGGAAGACCTCTTAAAATCCAACAATACGATGCGGCAGCAGCAGTTCCACTTGATCAAGGTTATCCAAACCAAGGCAGTCTCACAGCACCAGTTGGACCAACTGTGGCAGGATTATCAGCTATACAGTTCTTGGGCGTGGTGGGCGGCAGCAGCAGCACAGCAACAACCACAACATTTCCAAGGATTGTGGTCGAAGTTAATATCACATTAGCTTCTGGCTCAGCATCCGGTACACATGCCGGATATATCATACGTCAAAAAGGTGCACACAAGTATCTGGTGGGCGACACCACCAGCCTTAGTGCTCTTGTGGTCGGCAATGCATACAGAATTACCACAGTGGGTGACACCGACTGGGCAGCAAGCGGTGCTCCGAATGCAGCCGTCGGCACAACATTTACAGCCACAGTAGCAAATGCAGATACCGGCACCGGCCGTGTTAATCTAATAGGCACTTGCATCTTATCTGATGCAGCTTCACCCACAAATGGCAACATGAGTATCGCCTGGATGCAAAACGATTCTTCAGAATTGTATCTCAGCAAACTTACCAACAAGTGGATGCTTGATTGGACAGGTGGATCCAACAGCTATGCTGCTGCAGACGTGATTAATGATGTACGTTACGCTGCTAACTTCTTCACAGATGAAGGCACAGTGATTAAATCTGGTACAACTGGCGCAGCCAACGTAGCTGGACAACAGAACTTAGTCAGCCCAGTAATTATCCAGAACGTAACATCGTAATTTTTTAGCAACCCTTAAATCCTCTCCTTAAATACGGAGAGGATTTTTTATGACGATAGCATTCGTATTAGGTAACGGCATTTCACGTAAAGGGCTCGGGCTTAATGGCCTGCGTCCTTACGGTAAAATTTACGGATGTAACTCACTATACACAGAGTTTGAACCTAATGTGCTTGTTGCCACAGATAAACCTATCTCTGCGCGTATCCAAGAGCTAGGATATGCCACCGATCATGTTTTTTATACCAGGAAACCCTTGCCAGGATTAGGTGCTCTTGCCATACCAAAACAGTACTATGGATTTAGTTCAGGTCCGGCAGCAGCCGGTATAGCAGCCATAGATCAAAACCAACAAATATATCTCATAGGGTTTGATTGTGGCCCAACACCAGATCAATTCTTTAACAATATATACGCCGGCACTGAATTTTATAAACCACCAACCTCACTACCTACATTTACCGGCAATTGGATACGACAAATACGCACTATAACAAAAGATTATCCCAACACACGTTTTTTTAGAGTAACAGGTGCAACCACAGCCAGGATATCTGAACTAGATTCTATACCAAATCTGAAACATATTGTAATAGATAAATTTTTAGAATATATCTACAGTTTACAATCATAACATCTATTGCAAGGCTTGTTCAATGCTGATAATTTTACTTTGCACAGCATCGAAGTTTACCGTAGACCAGAGTCCAGGATGCATAGGACGCGGCCACTGTCCACTTTTAATCCATGCCCAACCAACATGTTCATCATTTAATGTAGGAATAAATTCTTTAGTCACAGAGCAAAAGAAAGTGTGATACACAAAGTTAGAACTAGAATTGGTGAATTTTTCTAAAGGTAGCAACCGTAGATAATCTGGCATACTGCCCAATTCTTCCTGACATTCACGTTGCAATGCCTGCAGCAAAGTTTCTCCAGTTTCGATCCTGCCGCCTGGCAATCCCCAAGTACCCTGATGCCGTGAGTCGTTGCGCATCAAGTATAGATACCGTTGTGTATCAATAGCGTAAAACCACGCTCCTACGGCATTTACAATACCAGACTCCATTCGCCTCCAGGATAGAGGCCTTGATAAGATTTAACCCACGAGTTACCAGTCCACTGATACTGTGTGCCTGTAGTTATGTTTGTAACATATTGTATTGTACTTTGTGACGTAGCACTTTCAAATACCACTACCCATTCCACACCATCGTATTCCACAATGTCGTTGGCCTTGGCCACTAGTTGGTGACCATTTGTTCCTTGCCATGCCACTGCTGGACCAACGTTGATAACGTTGCCGGTTGCTTCGGTAAACAAATATCGTTGCCCAAGCAGACTTGAATCTAATCCGTCGCCGGGCCCACTTGCAAGGGGATTGATAACAGCATCTATTGGACCAATGGTATTTTGTGGTATAGTATCTTCGTCAACAGTGAATATGGCAAATCGATCATCATTTGGTTGTAACACTATGGTACCTACGACTTGGCTACCGTCTGGTTGATCTAATCGCACTTGGCTAATACCCGGACGCAGCGCGCCATATACTCCAATTACTCCAGACCATAGTAGATTACTGGTGTAAATTAAGTCCGGCAATGCCAAACTATCATTGGGTTCATCTACTACTTGCTGTTGTCGCAATACTTGTAATATATTATTAATAAGTACTACTTGATAACCATATGGCGTAAACATTTGACGTGTGCCCATTAACAAATCGTTATCAAGTATAGCATTAGATGCATCGCCTTTAGCATCATAGATACTTGCTACAATGCGTTCAATTACACCCAATTTTTTAACTTTAGCAGGGGACGAAATCCAAATCGGAATGTTAAATGTCAAAGTCATTATATCAATCGCATCGTCAACACCTTGCGGGATCGTACGACTTGACCAATTTACTCTTTCAAGATCAACCGTGCTTAGACTAGTCCAATCAAGAAAGTTATCTGTGCTTTGTATTTCCAACGAAGGGTTAAACAATGTAGCAATCTGCTCAAATAATTGCATCTTTTGATTGGTATTAGATGTCCACATGTCAAGATTTATAGTTAGCTTGTACGGGACAGGCATTAATCGTTCTATAGTAAATGCATTTCCCTGTGTAGTTTCGTATGTATCTGTGTTAGTATCGTAAGTACGTTGCCTTACAGCAACTCTATTAACGTAGGATGGGTCTTGCATGCGTGGTCGATCATAGTCCAGGCCAGTTATATAAAATGTCATTAGCGGTGTGCTTGGTAAACTGTTACGAGAATTTTGTTGTATAATAGTTTGAGCCTGTCTGCTGGCATCACCATACCGTACAGGTACGCGGACCAAGTCAGTAGTACCTTGTTCATTGCGCCCATATTCAATCTGGAACAAGCTCACCATACGGGTAAACTGTAATAGGTAACGGCGTATCTGCTCGTCAAAAAAGTAAGATTGAATTTTAGATCTCCTTATCCACCGTTATCCGCTTTGGGTTTAAGTATCTCACTTAAACTCTGTCTTGACGGAATTGGTCCACGGTCGGTGGTTGGTACTTCTGCTGAGTTATTTACAAAACTACTGCGGAGGGTCAAATTATCTGGACCATTGTTAAGATCGGTGCGCACAGAATCGGAAATTTTAACCCATATCGCACCATTATATCTAAACAAACGGTTAGGAAGATAATCCAACCGTAACGCATAATCACCAGCAGCTGGATTAGTCGGAAAGCTAACACCCGGTGTTACTGGTAATCCGTTTGGCGCTTTATTGTCACCAGTTAAGTAACCCATGGCATAACCAAAACTCTTTGGTGTAGTGCCTTCGCCGCCTTGTGATCCATCTACTGTGGTAGAACCGTCTGCTGTTAGTCCTGCGCCAGCAGGTTGTCCATCCGCAGTGGCTAAAATATAAAACTTGCCATTATCGTATCCACTTAGTGGCACTTCAACATCAGCCTGTAGTAGTATAGCATCGTTGATCTCAAGATCCTTCTTACGTGTAGAAGTAACCTCGGCAATAGTATTGGGTGTTTTCACTTCCCAATATGCTGTATTGGTAATATCAATATCTGCAGGTACGTTTTGTTTAGCGCGATAATACACATCACCAGCATTTACTATTGTACCGGCAGGATAAAAATTCCCATTATCCCATATGTTTTCTGGTTCAAATGGTTTGTTAGTAATGTCATTATACTCTTGAGCATTTACCAATGGGGTGGCCTTCACACGCCAAAGGTGTGGTAACCAAGTTTGACTAAATCCTTCGCTGGCATAGGAAGCATCCTGGATCACATAATACTTTGGTATAGCACGAGCAATGGCACTATCTAACGGATAATAGTCTTTCAAATTTGGGACTTCGATAACATCGCCATTCATAAGCTTTCTACCATATGTATCAATCATGTTATTGAAATGGAAAGTCACAAATATGGTATCGTTGTTAAGGAATAGGCCAAATTGTGTAAGGTCAAAATCAATGTCTTGGGTGTTATACACACCACGCATGATATAAACATTGGGGTCATATGCGCGATCACGGTTTTCTAATAACAGCAGATCCTCAATGAATAATGGGTTAGTAGTATCATAAACTGGAAGTGTAGCATCTGCATTACCTGTGCCGGTGGTATCAACAATTGGTCCCAGGTATTTGTGAATGTAAATATCTAGGCCGCCAACAGTATACATCTCCTTGATGGTACGATCAAGGAATTGATAGTCAGACGTCCTATTTGGACGATACATACTTAATCTTGGAATTTTGATTCTCCTGTTGCTGAATATATTTATAAGTAATTTGACAACAAATATAAACACCTGTTATAATGTAAACCATGACAGATTTTGCTACCCGTTATATACATGCCGCAAGCTTGGTTAAAACCATGCGCAATAAACAAGCACGGCAGGATCTTGATCGTATGGTTCGAGCTGTGGACAAAATACGCACTTTGCGCAGCCAAGAGGCTGTTATATGCCAACGGCAGCGGCACATTACAAGAAAGTACAATGAGCTGGATAAACAGTGTGAAGACCAGCTAGATCAGCTTGAAAAGTATATAGTTTTTGCAAGATTATTGTATGGTTGACAAGAAACACCGATCATGCTATAATGTTTGTATAGTAAAAAACAAGGAGATAGTAATGAAATACACGTTGATTACTAAACAGGGCAAAATCATGCAGTTTTACATCAAATCCATGGCTGAACTATATCACCAAATGTTGGGTGGTGCTTTGCTTGTTGAATCCGAACCCGATTTAGTATCACAATCTCCAAGGAGCATTTATGGCCACGACTAAACAAAAAAGCAAGCCGGCTAAAATTACACAAAAAAGCAAGTCAGTTGTAATTGCGGCACCGGCAGTTGCAACGGCAGCAGTAGAGATGAACCGTGCTGGAGTTAAAGGCATGGTACCGCGCACCTTTGACAAATTTACTGGCCCAGAACCAACGTGGGATAAACCCGCATCGCCAGAAAACCGTCAAGCATCACTTATCAAAGCATTCAATTGGTACAATTACAGTTATGGCAAAAAAGAAGCACATGACTTTGTAGTTGATTGGCTGCATCGCAGTGGCCGTGTGGCAGATGCTAAACAATTCCGTACAGTGCCTGACAAACAGATTATCAACACCATGGGCTGGCTGTGCCGCATGAACGTAGCAGGCCTTGCCGTAAGTGCATTGGAGCAAGAAAGAATCGCCGACTATGTTACAAAATGTCTTACTGCACCTAAAAGCCTTATTAAGACAGCGGATAAATTGGAAGTGCCGGCCGTCACCATCCAGGACCGCCTTCGTGCTAAAGTAGGCGAATGTGCAGGCGAGCTCGAAGGCATGTTTGATGAATTCATAATCAACGGATGTAAGCTCAACGCCGATTATAAACCGGTTGCGGCCATGCGAAGCATGAACATCGCCCCACAAATGGTTGGTGAGATTGCAAACATTTGGAAAAACTATCTTAAGGAATTTGAAGAAGTAGTCAATGGCAAAGATGCTGACCTTGTTGAGGGTTATAGCAACTTCAATAAAGTGCAGTTAAAGAACATAATCAAGTTTGCCGAACTGGTAATTACGGACTGCGGTGCTTACGTGCAAATCAAGAAAGTTGAACGTAAACCGCGCAAGAAAAAGGCAGTGCCTCCCGAACGTCAAGTGGCCAAGTTTAAGTATCTTAAAGCATTTCCAGAACTTAAATTGGTTAGCGAAAATGCAACACGACTTGTTAACGCATCCGAGGCTTGGCTGTTTGACGTAAAGAAACGCAAGCTTATCCATGTTGTTGCTGATTCGCATCTAGGTACGTTTGGTGTGAAGAACAATAGCATTGTTGGATATAGCACAGCCGAAACCCAACAGAAGACGCTTCGCAAACCAGCAGAACAAATCAAAGCATTGCTAACAGGAGGCAAGCCCGGGGCTCGTAAAGTGTTTAAAGATATCAAAGCCACCGAGACCAAGTTTAATGGCCGTGGCACAGACAACTTGATCATATTACGAGCCGGCTAAATATTGGTCTATGCCTGATGCTGACAAGATCGTTATACCCAAGGTTGAATATTATATAACCAATGTATGCAATCTAACCTGTGACGGATGTAATAGATTTAACGATCATCACTTCACAGGCTGGCAACGGTGGGCAGATTATGAATCAACATATCAAGCCTGGGCCGATCATATTGAGATAATACATCCGGTTATTTTAGGTGGCGAGCCATTGCTAAATCCAGATATCATTAAATGGGCCACTGGATTACAAAGGATACTGCAACGTCGACCACAGATATTAAGCAATGGTTTCCGTATTAACTATGTGCCGGGACTTTATGAATTATTATTAGCCAATATTGCATACATGCAAATAGGTGTGCATAATATCAACGAAGCTGATATAATTTTTACCGAAATTAACAAGTTCCTTAAAGGCACCGTAACACGCAACGATTCTCCACCAGGCTCCAGCAGCAACAACGATTGGTTATTCACCGACAGTAATAAAGTAAGCATTGGAGTCCAGCTGCAAGACAAATTTACTGAGAGTGCCTTAGTACCTGTCTCACCAGGTAAATGGACGCTGAATAATAGTGATATACATATAGCTCATTCACATTGTCCGATGGCCATTTATAAAAGCTATCACTTCATAAGAGGCAAGCTGTATAAATGTGGCCCGGCAGCATTGTTGCCAGAGTTTGATCAGCAGCATCATTTAGAACTGTCCGACGCAGATCGAGAATTGCTGTATTCATATAAGCCATTGGCTGTGGAAGATTTTGAAGAACATGGTGCTGAATTTTTACGCAATATAGATAATCCAATTGCACAATGTAAATTTTGCCCTGCTTATCCTAAATTCAAACAGATCTTCTCTGTAAGGAAAGGTACAAAATAGCATAGCGATTGGCTAAATACCTGTGACTGGAGTTAGGCATGGCCGAATCTACACTGGAAACACTAAAGCAAAATCTTATAGAATATGTACGGCTGCAAATAGGTGATGGTATTGTTGATCTTGAACTAGATCCGGCCCATTACGAAGCAGCATATCAAAAAACTGTGGGTGTTTACCGGCAGCGGGCGCAAAATGCCTACGAAGAAAGTTACACCTTTATGGAGTTAGTTAGAGACGTAAACATCTACACATTGCCACAAGAAGTGATCACAGTCAGACAGATATTCCGACGCACATTTGGTGATAGCGCCGGCCCATTCTCATCCAATTTTGACCCATTTAGCCAAGCTAGTTTGAATGTATATCTGATGAACTTTAATGTGTCGGGCGGGCTTGCCACATATGATTTCTACTCGCAATATGTAGAACTTGCTGCCAGGATGTTTGGTGGGTTTATGAATTTCACATGGAACCAAGTCACCAAGAAACTGCAACTCATACGTGATCCCAAGGCCACTGGAGAACATGTGTTATTGTGGACCTACAATCTCAAACCAGAAGTGAATCTGTTGCAGGACTTTCAAATAGTACAATGGATACGAGATTACATGGTAGCCAATTGCAAGATGATAATTGGTGAGGCACGTGAGAAATTCTCCAATATAGCAGGCCCACAAGGTGGTGGAACCCTAAACGGTACTGCTATGAAATCCGAAGCACAAACTGCTATGGATGCTAAGATAGAAGAACTCAAAATGTATGTAGATGGATCGCAGCCCTTGTCCTGGATTATAGGATAATTACCACTTGACAAATATCGCACCTGCTGTTATAATAACAGCATGCGATCAATTATGGTAGACATTGAAACTATCGGTACAGGACCCGATGCCTGTATCCTCACCATTGCCGGGCAGATGTTTGATCCGCTCAGCACCGGATATTACCCGCAACATTATTACGCCCGCATCGATACAGATAGCCAACCAAACAGAAGCATCGATCAAAGCACAATAGAGTGGTGGGCCAAACAACCTGCAGCAGCACAGGCAGA